GTCGTGACAGCCTCTGGTATGGCGACGGCACGAAGCTGAACCTCTACTATCGTGACGAGAACGGAAACAAGTGCACTACAAGCGTGTACGAGGTGGTGGATGCCTATAGTGAAGTCCTGCTCGGTTATTACATCAGCGACAACGAGGACTATATCGCCCAGTACCATGCTTTCCGCATGGCTATCCAGACGAGCCGGCACAAACCCTACGAGATCGTGTGCGACAACCAGGGCGGTCATAAGAAGAACGCGGCGCTGGGCCTTTTCTCGAAGATCAGCCGTATCCACCGCCCGACAGCTCCGTATAATGGCGAATCTAAGACGATTGAGAACATTTTCTACCGCTTCCAGAGCCAGGTATTGAAGAAACGTTTCGGTTTCACCGGGCAGAATATTACGGCAAAGAGAGATACAAGCCGTCCGAATTTGGAATTCATCAACGCGAACATCGACTCCCTCCCCACATTGGAGGAACTGAAGGAACAGTATGCCGCCGCCCGTGAGCAGTGGAATTCAATGAAACACCCTGCCACCGGCATCTCCCGGATTGAGATGTACAATACCAGCGTGAACGAGGCTACCGATGCGGTAAGTGTGTCGGATATGGTGGAGATGTTCTGGTACACGACCGAGAAACCGTCGCTGTTCACCGCCAACGGTATCGAGATCACGGTACAGGGAAAGAAATACCCTTACGAGGTTTTCTCCGCCCCCGGTGAGCCTGATCTGGAATGGCGCCGACGTAACACCTACAAGAAGTTCTATGTCCAGTACGATCCTTATGACATGAGCAGCGTACGTCTGCTGTACAAGGATAAGGGCGGAGCGATGCGCTTTGAGTGTGTGGCTTCGTTCCCGCTGATGATCCACCGTGCCCAGCAGGAGCAGACGGAAGCCGAGAAACGTTTCATCCGCGCCCAGCAGGAGGCCGTCATCAACGAGCGTATAAACCGCCAGGTCGTTGCCAAGGACATCGAGTACGAACATGGTGTCGCACCGGAACAGAACGGTCTGCGTACCCCTGACCTGAAAGGTCTCGGAAAGGAGGCGCAACGCCAGATTGACCGTCGCACAAGAAAATACAGCCAGCCGGCCCGTCCTTCCATCGGCCGAGACATGAAAGTCATCAGCAACGTGACATGGGACAGCTTTGAGAAGAAGGAAGTGAGCATCCGCAAGGTGGTCGGGAAATTATAAGGAACAGATTTATAACAAGATAAAAAATATTGATTATGGAAATTACAATGAAAGAAAAGGACGCCATCAGTGAAAGCCTCCGGGCTTACGTGGCGAAATACCCGAGCCAGACGAAGGCTGCTGGCAGCCTGAAGGGGGTTAGTGTAGGTACTGTTAGCAATATCCTGAATGGCCGTTATGAGAATATCAGCGACGAGATGTTCCGTAATGTCGCCTCGCAGGTCGGTGGTGTAAGCGCTACCGGCTGGCAGATCGTGGAGACCGGTGCTTACCAGGAGATCACGGCTGTACTCTCCGATGCGCAGCGCTGGCGCAATGTTACCTGGGTGACCGGCGAGGCCGGTTGTGGCAAGAGTACCACCGCCCGTGTTTACCTCCAGGAGCATAAGGAGGTTTTCTATATCCTCTGCTCTGAGGACATGAAGAAAGGTGACTTTGTCCGCGAGATCGCCCGTACGGTCGGAATCCGGACCGAAGGGTATAATATCCGTGAGGTGTGGGGGCTTATATTGGATGACATCATCCAGATGGACGCGCCCCTGCTGGTGTTCGACGAGGCGGACAAGCTGACCGAACCGGTGTTCCACTATTTCATCAGCCTGTACAACAAGCTGGAGGAGAAATGCGGTGTCGTGTTCTTGAGTACCGATTATATTGCCAAGCGCATCAGCAACGGCTTGCGGTACCAGAAGCCCGGCTACAAGGAGTTCTACAGCCGTATCGGACGGAAATTTTATGAGTTGGAGCCTACGGACGTGAACGACGTGTTTGCGATCTGTTCCGCCAACGGTGTGACTGACAGGAAAGACATCGATAAGGTGATAAAGGAGGCTTCGACATGTGACTTTGATTTGCGGCGTGTGAGGAAGTCCATTCACAAGGTGAAACGCATGACGGGGGAATGACCCCCGTTCAAATACCGTTCAAACGTAATTTTAAGGATATGGAAAACAAATTTGAATACTTAAAGATCGACGGTCGCGAGCAGCTTCCCGCTCCCTGGAGCGATTACCCAGTCTTGAGGGAATACGAGACGGTGACCGTTTACCGGAATGGTCGCGACTACCTGGACGCCCTTGTGGGACAGCAGGACGGCTGGTGGGTTGCCGGCGTTCACATGGAGGTGGGCGGTTCCGGCGGTGGTTTCAACCCGGGACGTAAATGGGGACAGTTTGCCACCCGTGAGAATGCCCTTTTGTGGGCACTCGGCAGGATGCTCTGCCACGAGAAACTGCGGGGTGCCGCACGGCAGGCCGTACTTGACCGAATTGACAATATCCGACAACTAACACTGTTCTGACCATGGAAGAAGAGAAAAAGGATAATAAAAAAGCGGGCATGAGACGTGCCTTGAATGTCAGGGACATCCTGAACAAGAAGTATGACGTATTCCCTTTCGAAGGGAAATGGAAGGATGCCTTCGACACTCCGGAAGTCCGGGGCTGCTGGTTCGTGTGGGGCAACAGCGGTAACGGTAAGACCTCTTTCGTGATGCAGCTCTGCAAGGAACTTTGCAAGTATGACCGTGTGGCGTTCAACTCCCTGGAGGAAGGAACTTCTCTGACAGTCCAGAATAACCTGCGGCGCTTTGGTATGGCCGAGGTAAGCCGCCATTTGGCGTTCATCAAGGAGGACATCCCCACCTTGAAGATCAGGCTCCGGCGTCATAAGAGTTTCAACATCGTGATCATTGACAGCTTCCAATACACACAGATGACGTATCGTGACTATATCCAGCTGAAGGAGGAGTTTCCGGACAAGCTGTTTGTTTTCATCAGCCATGCCCGTGGCAAGAATCCTAAAGGTGATGCGGCCACGAGCGTGATGTATGATGCCGACCTGAAGATATGGGTAGAGGGCTACGTCGCCTTCAGTAAGGGACGTTATCAGGGGGCCACTGGTGAATACACAATCTGGGAGAAGGGCGCCTATGACTATTGGAATGTGGCGGGACCGAAACAGAAAGGAGGCCAGGCATGAGCAGGATAAAGAAACAGCTGGAGATTTGTCCTCCCGCCTATATGTGTAAGGGGCCTAACCGTGAGAACTTCGTCAGTACCGGCCACAAGTGTGGTTACTGCAAGGGCAACGGCTGGTTCTGGGGAACGGAAGAGGGCAGCCGCGAGGACGTGCATGTATCCTGCCCGGTGTGTGGCGGCAGCGGTGAGCTGGATGCGATTATAACAGTGGACTGGAAACCTTCAAGCAAGGGAGGCAATAGAAAGGAGGATTACAATTTTGTGTGAAGAACATTTTCATATCGGTCCACAGGTACATAAAATGGATCGTTCCATTTCAAAATTACTTGAGGCGAGAGTAAAAGCGGAAGGGTTGGATGAAGTAACCCTTATGCATGGATGGATTTTGCGTTATCTCTATGAACATCAGGATGCAGAGATTTATCAGAAAGACATAGAGAAGTATTTCGGAATCTGCCGTTCGGGAGTAACGAATATCATTCAGGCTTTAGAGAAGAAAGGACTTGTCTGTCGTGCTTCGGTTGCGAGTGATGCAAGGTTGAAAAAGGTTATGCTGACAGAGGCAGGACGCGAAAGTCACGAAAAGCTTGGAGAGATTTTCAAGCGAATGGACGCAGAACTGGAAGAAGGAATTACCGAAGAAGAATTACAGGCATTTTTGAGAGTGACTCATAAGGTTCATCTCAATTTAAGAAAAATGAGAGGAGAGAATTCATGATTCGTACTTTATTAAAAGAAGTAAAAGAGTATAAGGCAGCATCGATCGCGACACCGATTTTCATGATTCTTGAAGTTTTATTTGAGACATTGATCCCGTTTTTGATGGCATCGATCATTGATAAAGGGGTTAATACGGGTGATATCCACCACATTTATAAAGTGGGGGGAATCATGATCGTAGAAGCATTTTTAGCTCTGCTGGCCGGAATGC